GTGGGTAGAGGATCCTATCCTCTGGGGTTGCGGCTACTAATTAAGCAGTAGCCACTCGGCGACAACCTTCCAGTCGTCGCCTCGGGACTTTAACGACCCGGCCGCGGCAGAGCCACTCCATGATGAAGTGACTCGACGACGGACTTTGAACCGGACTCTATCCGAGTTACGAACAGAGACCCGTCCGTTGCGGATGAAACCTCCAACTACACTTGTCAACAGCCCGTCGGGGTTATAGGAGACTTTTCGTCTCTTTTGGCCCCTAGAAAGCGGGTAGTATCGAGTGTCATCTTCGCTTTCAGGCAAGGCGAAGCTCATAGGCACCTGGGATAGGTAGCGATAAATAACGCCACCCGTCTCTGGGCTGCGAGCCAAGCTAGTAGGCGCGTAAGGCACCTTGATTCCCTCGGCGTCCCCGGCATCGACTGGTATGGGTAGAAATTCCACCATATCCAGAAGCTTCCGGATCGTCTTTGGTAACAAGATACCCGACCGCGCGCACCACCTTACTAAGCGATTGATGATGGAGTAAACGTCGGCACTCGTGGAGAGGTGTTTCATGTACACACCACGGATATCAAATCCATGGTAGTAATCCCCTCCACAAGACTCTCGAAAGTAACCAGAATTGAACGACTTGCCAACGTTCACCTCGAAGCCGAACATCTGGAGTGCACGGACGACGAACTCATAACTGTCCTTTCGGACAATTATATCGTCCCCGAACACACCCCAGTTAGCCCGTTCCGAGGAACAAGCTTCAGGCTTTATGCCCATAAGCTTGTAACTGGCTACAACGAGGCTCGCGAATAGCATCGTCTGCAAAGGGAACGTAAAAGCATTCCCCATCGACGACACCATGTGTAGCTCACACCTCTCGCCACCTGGAAGGGTGACAAAAGGACTCCTCGTTCGTTCCAACCACCGAAACACGTATGGTGGAAGGATCTCACGAAGAAGCGTAAGCGACACACTGTCCGACGCGGAGGAAAGGTCGATAGTCCCAAAAGAACCATCAATGCTTCCCTTTCGCGCGAGCCACCTATTCCAGCTCTGCTGATAAGACATGGAGATTTTCCACCTCTTCAGCATTTGCTGGTCTAGGTAGGCACCGATCCCTTTCTGGAAGAGCATGTTCAGATTGGGTTCAGTACAGATTGTACGCGAGATGTCCGTCGTTTTTGCAACAAACGAAAGACGGTTGCCTACTACCACTTTGTGGTCGAACATGGTCTGACGCGCAATCTCAGCGTGATTCCATGCCGGCCATCGACTAATGGCACACCGGTAATCCCGGTAAAGACGTTCTGTTGTGCAGGTCAGGTTGCTATCGAACAACTTTGTATAAAAGTTATCCGATGTCGCTCCCTGGCTCGCACCCGGGCCCGTCATAAAACCTTCAGAAATTTCCAGAAGGTCTAGTGGCAGGTCAGGGCCACGATGGAAGAACTGGTCGAAGATAACTTTAACCTCTCCGATCAGCTCCTCTTCAAAGAGGCGCTCTGGTTTTAACGCAAACGTACGACAACGCTCGTTACTCCGAAGAAAGAGTGCGAGCGCTTTCGAGTCGGCGTCAACGGCCTTCCTACCCTCAAATTTCTTGAGGAAGGAATTCCGTAGCCAAAGCGCCTCTGCATCGCGGACAGACATATCCGATGTTAGGATATGATCCGTCTTTGGCAGTTCATCCTGGAGGCACTGAAAAACTGCAGCATAATCATGCATGTAGTTCTCCGATAGGTGTCACTATTCCGCTGATTGGGACTTCAAAATTCCAACCAGATCTCGGCACGCCTGAATGAACTCCTCACGGAGGTCACTAGGCACCAAGAGGAACAGTAACGCCACTACGAGGGTCACTTCAGTGAACCCACGGGCATAGCTCCGTCTCCTGTTCATCTCACTGCTCCTTCGAGTTATGAGACGTTAGGAGAGGCCGCTTACCACGGTGTCACCCAGACCAGCAGAAATCTGGTTCAGGGCACCGACAAGCAGCGAAACAGCTGCTCTAAGGTTTGCGGCGTCAGCCGTGTCAGAACCAGCCGGCACGTCGATGGAACAACGAATTAACATCGTCGAGCTTGGCTGTCCCGCCAGCGGAATCGCGCCTTTTCGCACGATCAGCAGGTGGGTGTTCTTTGGCACGGAGGGCAAAAGCCCGGTTACCGGGTGAGGTTTCCCGATGGCCTTAAAGGCCTTCGGCCGCACGTATGTGACGGTAAATGGGTCCGATGCAGCATGGGCCCGAACACCCGTTTGCGTACCACCCAGGGCGGTTACTGCCCACTGCTTACCGTTCACGTCCGGTGCAACATCGGTCGCGATTGTGTAAGTAGGAGACGTAAGACCCGTCTGGGCACCCCCGGTTACGGGGGTGGTAATGTTGATAGCCATTGACTATCCCTTCCTTTTGTTGTAGTAGGTGAATAGGATTAAACCCATCTACGCTCAAGGTCCCCTATGCTAGTGGAACACTGTCCGGGATTTCCCCGGAGCCCCGGCAACGACTCTAAAGCCGCTGTCGTCGGGCAACAGTGAACCATCAGCAATGAGTACCAGCGCGTCAATTACCGCCTCTTGGTGCTCCGTACCCTTCTCACACCACTCCGAAAAGCCGTGAGTTTTCACGAAATGAATCGCGTAGCTCACGCCCTTAAGGAAGTAAGTGATTAGGATTGCGTCGCAATAGCGAATGAAACTATTCGCCTCCCATTGGGACGGAAAACAAACGCCGTCGCGCAAAAGTCTCCGTTGACCTGAAGAGCTTAATTGCTCCCAGATCTGCGTGAACCTAAACGCGAGCGTCCTGTCATGTTTAAGCAGAGCGGAAAGGTAAGTAGGACTGACAAGGCCTTCCGGCCTATCAGGTTCCTCCAAACTAAACCGGTCTGCTATACCATAACGGGAAAGCGTTCGGTGATAAACATCAAACGAATGCTCTGGTCTCATCTTGAAACTCCTTGAGTTAATAGAAAGGCTGGGAACGCGGTCTAACGCCCGTCGAAAGCGCAGCGAGATTTATCCACTGCGTGCCGATAGGAAGTTTGAAGGTTAAGGTAGGCCGTATTTTGGCCATATCAAAACCTCCACGGAAGACCGACTTGTAGCTCGATTTTGTGTGCAGTGCAGCACCATCGAGGCGTATGAACCGACTTGCAAAGTTAAGACGCGGGAGGGTGTCCAAGGGCTTTAAACGTCGCTCGTCATGAGCTTCGTCTATATGCACCTCGGCCATCCATGCCGGCCCGTCGGTAACATTTGAAGCTGCCTCGATAACGTCGCCTACGTTTATAAAGTAGTCGACGAAGAAACTCCACGGTATCAACTCCCACGCAGAGGGTAGCCAGTCGGCGAAGCTAAATCCGCTTCGTTCGATAAGGCTCTCCGCAAGGGAAGCTGTCACAGCAGAGTTTTGGAGCTTGGTGGACCATACACCGTATAGGATACAAGTGGACTCCTGGTACTTCGTCTGATCAAGGGCATATTGTACGCCCGAGATTGGACTAAAACCAAAAGGACCCACTGTCCCCACGGTATGGGAGACTGGCTGTTGCACTTTCGCGAAGGCACGAAACTGTTGACGCTCTAGAGCGTCTCTGGTCACGACCCTTGCTAAGGCTGTAGCACCGTCTCGAACGTCGTTGATTAGGGGTTTCCAACCAAACGACCACTCCAACCAAGTGTCTGCAGCAGCCTTTTTGGCACCGCCCTTAGAGGTCTCACGTTTCACGACTTTCGTCGCACGCGAGAGATAACTTTGGACGGCGTTACGAAGGGTGCGAGCAGGGCTGGCTATCATTCCGAGTGTCTTCCCTAATTCGCCCGCTAACACGATGCCAGAAACGGCACGGCGTCTTTGGGTCCATTTTGAGTGAAACACCCGCAATGCTTGTGCACACGCTTCATTCATAGACGATCCGACGTATAAACCGGTGACTGGGATAGGCACATTGAGGCCGAAATGGACCCCACTATGCCCACTCTTCATCACCGGCGGCGGCGGAACGGACGTGGGCGGCACCGAATACCAGTATATGGTACAATCGGCGTCGTTACTTTCCACGTTCTGAACCTGGACGAGCATGCCACCAGTCGCGCTAAGGCCCTTCCGGATTTTCACCCGGTAGTTAGGGTCGTGAGACCCAATCCGACTATTGGTGTAACTCTGAATAAATCCAGAGTATCCACCCATAATCGCGCCCGTAAACGCGTTCTGGTCGTAAGAGTAGCCTCTCCATGAGACTCTCTTATTTCTTGTGTAGCTGCCCATCTAGGTTCCTCCATGAATCAGGAGGCTATTGCCCCCTGCGACTTTCATACATCAAACCATTCCGTTCCGGCCACAAGATGCATAGAAGGCTGCGAGGTAAACCCGCGCGCCTTCACAGTATCTTCCGACCGGAAACGGTTCTGCTCGATGTATAAAGGGAGATACAGGAGAGTATCCCGGGCCATTCGAAGGCCTCAGGAGAGCGCGAGCAGCGC